CCCTACAGAACATCCCCGAGGAAATCAAACGTCTGGAATCTGCCATGCAGAGTATCCGCAGTGCAACAGCTGATGGTAACCCTGTACAGGGCGGTGGTTCCGGCCGGGAAGATATGTACCTGTCCAACATTGTTCAGCGAGAGGAACTGGAACGGTCTTTGGAACAGGCACAGAAGTGGGTAGCTCTGGCAGATGCAGGTCTGGAATTCCTAACCGAGGAAGAACGTCTGATTCTGGATAGATTTTACATCAACCCCGCAAAGGGGAATGTGGAGCGGCTGTGCATGGAGTTAGGCTGTGAGCAGGCAAGTGTATATCGCAGGAGGGAGCAGGCGATTCGAAAGTTCACACTGTCCTTGTACGGATGTCTTGAAATCTGAAAATGATAAAAAAATGAGAAGATTTTAAGAATTCAATGTGATACAATGGCATAAATGAATTTTACACAAGAGGCTCAGGGTTTTCCCCGGGCCTCTTTTTACGTTCAGAACAGAGAGGTGGTGACCGTGGCTAGACCGTTAGATTACAAAACAGTAGAAGAATTGCAAGCAGCAATTGACAGATATTTCGATGCCTGTGAGGGTAAAGTTTTAACCGATGATGATGGGAATGTTTTAACGGACAAGAAGGGTAGACCAATTGTCGTTGGTGCAAAACCGCCTACGGTCACTGGGTTGGCATTGGCGCTAGGGTTTAATTCTCGCCAAGCATTGTTGAATTATCAGGTCAAAAAAAGGTTTAATGACACGGTAACGCGCGCGAAATCACGATGTGAAGAATATGCGGAAAGCAGGCTTTATGATCGCGATGGTTCTCGTGGAGCGGAGTTTAGTTTGAAATACAATTTTCGTTGGGAGGAGCAAAAGCCCGCTCAGAGCGCAGATAAGCATAATAATCTTTTGCAGGCAATCCAGTCTACGGAGGAGATAGATACTGATGATCTACCGGAAGTTGAGTAAGCGGCAGAAGCTTGCCATGCTCTGGTGGCAACAACCGAAATTTAAAGACCGAGAAGCAATTATATGCGACGGCTCTATTCGTTCTGGAAAGACAGTTTCTATGACTGTTGGTTTCTTCCTGTGGAGTATGTCAACTTTCAATAATCAGAAATTTGGAATCTGCGGTAAGACCATAGAATCCCTCCGGCGAAATGTGATACTGAATCTACGAGACTGGATACCAGAGGATTTTCAGATTACAGAACGCAGAGCAGAAAATAAGATTATTGTTTCCGATGCATGTGGTCGCGAAAACACATATTTTTTGTTTGGTGGTAGAGATGAATCGTCTTACATGCTGGTACAGGGTATTACTCTTGCTGGTGCGCTAATGGATGAAGTTGCTTTGATGCCACGGTCATTTGTGGAACAGGTATGCGCTCGTTGCTCTGTAGCTGGTTCTAAGTTATGGTTTAACTGTAACCCGGCCGGACCGGAACATTGGTTTTATAAAAACTGGGTAGAGAAGTTCCGGGATATGAATGCGTTACACGTCCACTTCACCATGGCAGATAACCCGAGCCTTGCCAAAGAAATTCGGGAGCGATATGAGCGGATGTATGCAGGCGTATTCTACCAACGTTACGTTCTGGGCTTATGGGTAGTTGCGGAAGGCCTGGTTTATCCCATGTTCGATAAGGAGAAGCACCTCACACAGGACACAGAGGGCTTCGGTGAGTATTACATATCCATCGACTACGGCACCATCAACCCGACCGCTATGGGCCTGTGGAGAGTCCACAAGCAGACAGCCGTTATGGTGAAGGAATACTACCACAACAGCCGGGAGAAGCAACGTCAAAAGACCGACGAAGAGTATTACGCCGATCTGGTGAGATTTGCCGACGGCTATAAAATCAAACGAATAATTATTGACCCCTCTGCTGCCAGCTTCAAGGAACTGATCAGGCGCAAAGGGGTATTTACTGTTATGGACGCGAAGAATGATGTTATTGACGGTATCCGGTTCACAGGCTCCATGCTGAATAAGGGTCAGATACTGATCCACAGTTCGTGCAAGAATACCATCCGTGAATTCGGTGAGTACCGATGGGACGAAAAGGCCGAAACCGACAAGGTCATAAAAGAGAACGACCACAGCATGGACCAAATGCGCTACCTGTGCTATACCCTGAGAAAGCAGCTCAGTGTACAAAGCGAATACAAGTCCCTGTGGATGATGTAAGGAAGTGAAGTATGAAAACATATCAGGATTTAGTCGCTGTTGGCAATGTTGAAACTTCCAGAATGGATTTCATTCAGAAAGCGGTGGGCGAACATAAACAATCTGAAAAATACCAGGTTGCATCCGCAGCAGAAAAATATTACGCCAAGAAGAATGTGACCATCGAGAAATTCCAGAAGCTGCTTCGGAAGCTGGACGGCACGACTGTCCCGGACTTCTTTTCTGCCAACTACAAGCTGAAAACGCTGTTCTTCCGCCGGTTCGTTATCCAGCAGGCACAGTATGTTTTGAGCAACGGTGTGGATTTTAAGAGCAAGAAGACCAAAGACCAGCTGGGCAAGCGGTTTGATAACATGATTCAGAAGATGGCAAAGAAAGCTATGGTGGATCATGTGTCTTTTGGCTTCTGGAACAAAGATCATCTGGAAGTATTCTGCTTTGCGGATACACCCAAGGATCCCGGCTTTGTCCCACTGTATGACGATGACACCGGAGAGCTCATGGCCGGTATCCGTTATTGGTACCCCAATGAATCCACAGAGCGGTATACCCTTTACGAGGTAGACGGCTTCACAGAGTACAAGAAGACCAGCGACAAGCCCTGTGAGGTTCTGAAAAAAAAGCGCAGCTATATCCAGAATACCACCAAGGCACCGGCAGATAGAGAAGCAGTCGTTACTGGCAGCAACTATGGCCGTTTACCCATCATTCCTATGTATGCCAACGACCTGCACGAATCGGAATTGGTGGGCCACCGGGAATCTATCGACTGCTATGACTTCATCAAGTCCGGCTTTGCCAATGCCATCGACGAATCCTCTGATTTCTACTGGATTTTGAAAAACTCCGGCGGCATGGATGATGTAGACCTCGCCTGTTTCGTGGAGCGTATGAAAACTGTTCGTGCCGCTACCGTGGATGCGGACGATGGTGCCGGTGCAGAAGCACACACCCTGGAAATTCCCACAGAAGCCCGTGAGAAGATGCTCACCATCCTCAAGAACGACCTGTACGAGGATTTCCAAATCGTCAACGTCGCTACGCTCTCTGCTGGAAATAAGACCGCTACCGAGATCAACGCAGCCTACCAGCCTATGGATGATAAGTGCGGTGACTTCGAGTATTGCATCCGGGATTTTATCGATCAGCTGATGGAGCTGGTGGGTGTCCAGGATACCTATTCCTTCCGCTGGAACAAAATTGCTAATAAGACCGAGGAAACCCAGATGGTCATGACCGCCTATGCGGTGCTTGGAGATGAACTGGCGCTTAAGAAGCTGCCCTTCCTGACCCCGGAGGAATCCGAAGCCAGGATAAAGGAACTGACCGCAGAGGACGCTAACCGTACAAAGACCGAGCCTCCTGAGGAGGAATAACCGGGAGGTAGCTTATGGACTATGCGTACCGGGAAACAGACCGGCAATTAGCTGAGCTGGAAAAGAAAATCAGCGAGATCTATGCGGATGTCTCCAAAGAACTCCGGGTGATCATTGACGATTATTTCAACAGATTGGTTGACCGTGACGAACACCAGCGGGAGTTGATGGAAGCGGGCAAGATCACTAAGGAACAATACCAGCTGTGGCGAATGGCCCAGATCGGCAGAGGAGAGCGTTATATTGCCCTCCAAAACGAGATCGCTAAGCGGTGCAATGAAGCAAATCAGGTGGCGCTGTCCTATGTCAACGACACCACGCCTGGTATCTACAGCTTGAACTATAACTACTCCGCCTACACCATCGAGAAGGTGCACGGTAATGTGGGCTTTACGCTGTTCGATGAACAGACCGTGCGCCGCTTACTGGCGGATGATCCTGAACTGCTTCCGGCACCTCGCATCGATATTCCTCTGGATCTGAAATGGAACAAGAACAAACTGCAGCGTGAACTGGTGACCGGCATTATGCTGGGCGAGAGTTCCGGTAAGATTGCTACACGCTTCCAGAGCATTACCGATATGAACCGTGTTTCTGCCATTCGGAACGCCAGAACGGCTTTGACAGGCGCTCAGAACGCAGGTAGACAGGAAAGTTATATCCGGGCAAAGGAGATGGGCATTAAGTCCCGCAAGCGTTGGGTGGCCACCAAGGACGGCAGAACCAGACATTCCCATGGAATGCTGGATGGCCAGACGGTAGACATTGACGAATTCTTTGTTTCCGAGAATGGCAGTAAAATGATGTACCCTGGTGACCGCAACCACGGTGCTGATCCGTGCGATGTCTACAATTGCCGATGTGGTATGAAGAAGATCGAAAAAGAGGGCATTGAGGCTGAGCCGCGGATGATGCGGGTGCAAAATCCAAAGTATACACTTGCTCTCGAAGAAGAGAACAAGGTCAGAAAGAAATATGATCGCGCACTTGCAAAAGAAAAGGCTGAAACAGATCCAGAAAAACGGAAGCACTTGCGCGAGGAACGCCTGAGACTACAAAAACAACTTGTTCAAAAGGAGAAGTATAGGAAGAGCATCACCAAAAATGTGCTGGTGAAGGATATGAACTACCGAGAATGGGTGGAGTGGAAAGAAAAGATGACTGCTGACTCATTTGTAGAAATGGATGGAGAGGCTTTAGATTTCTTCAAAGTAAGCAACAGAGATAGCTTGAATTCCATCGTAAAACGTAGTACAATGAAGTTGCAAAATGGTTTTGCATGTTTCCCTGATGGTGATCCGCTGAATGAGAATATCAAAAAGGTCAAACCTCTGAAAACTTATTTTGACGTAGCAATGCACGGATCCACTAGTGCAGTCGGCTTCGGCACGGAAGAAACCAATATGTCAGCGAGGTTGCTTGCATCTGTGATTCGTCATAGCGAGGGCTATTACGGACAGAAAATCCGCTTACTCTCGTGCAGTACTGGCAAGGCGGTTGGAGATGAATACTGTTTTGCTGAGGAATTGGCAAACGCACTTGGTGTGGAAGTCAAGGCACCAAATGATACACTATATATCTCTTCCAAGGGAAGAATGTATGTCGGCGAATATGCCGACGGAAAATTTGTTACATATACGCCAAATCAAAGGAGGCGAGCGAAGTGACACTTTTTGGATATTTCAAGGGATTGCCTTATGAACGGGCTACGGAAAGTTTTGCCGAATATAAGAATTATCGCAATTCGATTCCCAAAGATAAGGTGATTGCTCATATTGAATCGCTGGAGGAGTGGCTTACCAGCTTGCCGTCCAATGATATTTTTACCGGCGAAAAGCTCCACGCAGGCCAATATCATGATGGCGAATTTCGATTCCCATTGGAGTTTTTACACTACTACAAGAACTACGATATCGGGATTCCTTATGAATATGAGGATTATTTAAAAACAGTGCTTGATTGACCACCGAACCGATTATGGAACGGTGGTTTTTCTATGCCTATTTTTGGAGGTGATGCCGTTGAACATTAGTGTTCACACCGAGACGGTAGATAACAGCGACGAGATTCTGGAGGAAATGGAAGATGCCATCCTCCGTGCGTTGGAACGCTGTGGGGAGCAGGCGGAAGGCTATGCAGTTGACTTAGCTCCTTTTGATAAAAGCAACCTGAAGAACAGCATTTCACACGATGTGGATATGAAGGAGAAAGCTGCCTACGTAGGCACCAATTCGGAATACGGACCTTACGTGGAGCTGGGTACCGGCAAGTATTACCGCGGAGGCCGTCAGGATCCATGGAGCTACAAGGATGAAGAGGGTAACTGGCATACCACATCTGGTCAGCCGGCACGGCCTTACCTGAAACCAGCGGTAGCTGACCACAAGGATACCTACCGCAACATAATGAGAGACGAAATGGAGAACGCTTAGCTGCGCTCTCCATTTTTTATTCCGGTAATTACCGCAAGGAACAGCGGTTTTTATACAAGTCATTGGGCGAAGAACCGCCCCCGAAGAAATGGAGGACAATTTTTTATGGCACTTACCCGCAAATTCCTGAAGGCTATGGGCCTGACCGACGAACAGGTCGAGAGTGTAATCGAAGCCCATACCGAAACTGTCAACGGTCTGACTGCAGACCGAGACAAGTACAAAACCGATGCTGAAAAGCTTCCCGGTGTCCAGAAGCAGTTGGACGACCTGAAAGCGGAAGGCGACGGCGGCTACAAGAAGAAGTATGAGGATCTTGTGGCTGAAAATTCCGCAAAGGAGACTCGCAAGGCGAAAGAAACCGCTTTCCGCAATCTCCTGAAATCCGCAGGCGTGTCCGAGAAGTACATCGACCGCGTTGTGGAGTTCACCAAAATCGACGATCTGGAACTGGATGGCGATAAGGTCAAGGACGAAGCCGCCAGAATCGAGGCCGTCAAGAAGGATTGGCCGGAGTTCATTTCCACCACCACTTCCACCGGTGCGAATACCTCTACACCTCCCGCTAACAACACCACTCCCGAAGAGCCTAAATCTCTGGCAGATGCACTTCGGGACCGTTACAGAAAGGATTGATTAACAAATGCCCATTACTTTAGCAGAAGCAAAGGTCGGCATGACCGACAAGGTTGACCAGCAGGTTATCGATTTGTTCCGTCGGAGTTCCCTGCTCCTGGACCAGCTGGTTTTTGACAACAGCATTTCCCCTGGTACCGGCGGCTCCACTCTGGCTTATGGCTATGTGCAGCTGAAGTCTCCTTCTACTGCCGCAGTACGTACCATCAACACTGAATACACCCCCGGCGAAGCCAAGCGCGAAGAGAAGTCTACCCGTGCGGTTATCATGGGCGGTTCCTTCCAGGTGGACCGTGTTCTGCAGAATACCTCCGGCGCTGTGGATGAACTGGCTTTCCAGGCTGAGCAGAAGGTAAAGGCTACCGCGAACCAGTTCCACAACATGGTCATCAACGGCGATACTGACAACTCTGAGTTCGATGGCCTGAAGAAGCTGCTGGCGGGTACCTCTAACGAGCTGACTAGCCAGGTTGCTCTGGCTACTTCTGCGGATCTGGATGCCAACTACAACGCTTTCCTGGATGAGATGGATGCACTTATCAGCACTCTGGATGGTAATGCTACCATGCTGATGATGAACCAGGCTATGCTCATCAAACTGCGTTCCATTGCCCGCCGTGCTGGTTACTATGAGAGAAGCAAGGACGATTTCGGCCGCACCGTAGAAAAGTACGCCGGTGTCCCCATGGTTGACATGGGTAAGTTCTACAACGGTACCGCATCTGTGGATGTTGTGGCAACTGAGGGCGGCAAGACTGCGATCTACGCAATCAGCCTGGGTCTGGACGGTCTCCACGGTATTTCTCCCACCGGATCCGGTGTTATCAACTCCTATATGCCCGACCTGAAGGCTCCCGGTGCTGTCAAGACCGGCGAAGTCGAACTGGTAGCAGGCATTGCACTGAAGAACACCCTGAAGGGTGCAGTGTTGAAGGATATCACCATCGCCTGATCATCGAAAGGAGGTAACGTAAATGCTTGAAAAGGTTTTACGTCACCTGCGCAACTGGTTTGTAGTTCCGGATGGAATCCACCGTGGCAGCTATGAGATCAAAGGGGGCAGCGTTGAACTGCCCTTTTTGGTTAAGGGCCAGTATTTCCGTATCGTGGGCAGTATCCTGAACGATGGACTTTATCGGTATCCTACGCGAGAACTGCGAAATGAGACCTTCAATGGTGTTGTCTGGGCGCTGGCTATCCCTCGTGATGTTCTGGAACTGGTTGAGGAAATCGAGCAGTGGTGTGAGAAGAACCCTTCCGGGCCCTACACGTCCGAAAGCTTCGGCGGTTATAGCTACACCAAGGCTACCAACCACGCGACCGGACGGCCTGTCACATGGCAAGATGCCTTTCGCAGTGCCCTGAACCAGTGGAGGAAGCTATGAGCCTGATGGATGATTTCAAAGCCGCCTGTGTCCGTCTGGTGCCCAAGAGAGTGCCGGATTGCGAAGGTGGAGAGAAAACCACGTGGGAAGACGGTGAAATGTTCGAAGCGGCTATCGTTTTTGATTCCTCTCTGTCTGCCAAAAGAGCAGAAAAAGAGGGTGTTACCAGCCTGTACACCGTGACTGTGGACAAGTCTATGGCTTTTGCCTATCACGAGGTGTTCCGCCGGATAAAGGACGGCAAGGTGTTCCGCGTCACCTCCGATGGCGACGATAAGCACACACCGCCCCGGGCAACCTTTCAGGTGGCTCAATTCAAAGCAGAGAAATGGAGGCTTCCTAAATGACTGTAAATGTGCTTGGTGTGGAATACACCATTGACTTTAAAGAGAAAGACCAGGATAAATACCTGGAACAGGCCGATGGCTACTGTGACAGCAGCACCAAGTGCATTGTTGTCAAGAAGTTTACCGATGAAGAACGCAAAAGCCCTATGGCTTTGGGTGATTTGGATTCCTACCAAAAGAAGGTGCTCCGGCATGAGTTGGTTCACGCATTCTTCTATGAGAGCGGTTTGAGCAGTAATGCCAACGGCACAGATGCTTGGCCCCGAAACGAAGAAATGGTGGACTGGTTTGCTATCCAGGGCCCGAAGCTGTATGTGGCATGGAAGGCGGCGGGTGCTCTGTGACCAAAGAAGCGGCCTTACATCAATTCTTCAACAGCCTGGGTATCCCCGGCTATCCTGTATCCTCTGTCCCGGATGGGCCTGAGGATAAATACCTGACCTATGATCTGCGGACCGGCGCTTTCGACTCCGGGGAGATTTCCATCACGGTAAATCTGTGGTTCTATACCACCTCAGAGGAAGAACCAAACGCAATGGCCCGCAAACTGTCTGAGACTACCGGAAACGGCGGAAAGGTCATCCGCTGTGACGGTGGGTATATCTGGCTAAAACGGGGATCTCCGTGGTGCCAGAGCCTTTCAGACGGTGCTTACAAACGAAGATACATCAACATGACGGCGGAGTTCTTTACCGCCGACTGAAAGGAGAAATATGGGTAAGTTTACTAAAATCCCTCAGGAAGCCTTTCAGGAGATGCAGTTCGAAGCAGGCGTTCTCCTGAAGAACTTCGACATTGCGAAAGGTACATTTGCTGATTCGGATATCATCACTGCAACCTCCGGCGGCATCAATGCTTCCTGTGTGCCTACCTACAGCGACCACGGTGCTGATGTGGACAACTGCCCCAACAACCTGATGGAGCTGAAACAGCTGGAATCCTGGCTCTGTAAGCTGGCAGCTACTGCGCTGAATACATCCCCTGAGTTTATTCGGAAGGCTCTGGGTGCGGCTGACATCGATGCTACCGATCCCACCAAGGTCACTCCCAGAAACAGCCTGAAGCAGACTGACTTCGAGGATATCTGGTGGGTGGGTGACAAGATCGGCGGCGGTGCGGTTGCAGTCCGCCTGATGAACTCTCTGTCTACTGCGGGTCTTACCCTGCAGACTACCAAGAAGGGCAAAGGCAACGTCTCTGTGGAGTTCACCGGCCATTATTCCGCAAAGAATCAGGACGTAGTCCCCATGGAGTTCTACTCCACCGATGCGAAGGAGGGCATTGAATGAGACTTTCTGACGTGAAAGGCGAACGCACGCTGGATGTGATCGCCGATATCATTGACCCTGTGGCAAACATTGCGGAAAGTGATGCCGCCAAGGCACTGTTCAAGAAAGAAAAATTGCCCGAAGGGGAGAACAAGCGTTCCTTCGCTATCCGGCGTATTCGTAAGACGATTCCCCCATTGCTGAAAACCAACAAGCGGGACCTGCTGACCATTCTGGCTGTTATCGACGGCAGACCCTATGAAGAGTTCGTCAAAAAGATGGATCTGGCCAGCTTGACCAGAGACCTGATCGAGCTGTTCACCGATTCCACCTTCGTCGAACTTTTTATGCAAGCGCAGACCGGCGAACCCTCTGGATCTGCGCAGGAGAATACAGGGGCCCGTTAAGGGCCTCTTCTTTTGCCCGGTACGCTTATCACAAAGTGGAAACCACCACGGAGGATGCGGTGTACCGGGATTATCTTTCTGAGTGCATGAGGATGCTTACGAAGACCAACGCCACCGCCGCCGGAGAAGGCTCCTATATGGTGGTGAAGTGCCGTGAGATTTTACATCCTCCCGAAGAGGATAACAGAACCACAGAGGAAATCATCGCGAAGATCCGCGCAAAACTGGAAGGAGGTGCCAAGTGAATCTATTTGATCTGTATGCAAAAATCGTTTTTGATGATAGTGAGTACAAGAAGGGTGTCGATAACACCAAGAAAACCAACAAGGAACTCTCTGGTACATTTACTTCGGTATCTCAAAATGTTCAGACCCTAAGAAATCGAATCGGTATTCTTAGCTCTCAATACACCGAAGCACAGAAACGTGTGGAGGAAATTGCTAAGAAGTTCAACGAATCTGCTCAAAAAACAGGACTTACTTCGAAAGAAACTAAAGAACTGGCGGAGCAACTCGACGAAGCCACTGGGCAAATGGAGAGCTCCAAGAGTGAGTTGCAAAAGTATAACGTCAAGTTGGATGATACTGCTGAGAAATCAGAGAATGCTGAAAGCCGACTGAGTAAATTTGCATCGACACTTAAAAACGGATTTTCCGCAGCGCTGAATTTCACTACTGGTGCCATCGGCGTTGCATCTACTGCTATCACCGCTCTGGGTAAAATCGCTTTCGACTACAACACCGATTTAGAGAGCTATCAGACGAACTTCGAGGTGATGCTGGGCGATGCGGAAAAGGCAAAAGCCAAGGTCGCGGAACTGGCTGATATGGGCGCTAAAACCCCTTTCGAACTGAGCGACCTTGCCAATGCAACCCAGACCCTATTAGCGTTCAATGTTTCGGCAGATTCTTCCACAGATGTGCTGCAAAAGTTGGGCGATATCTCCCTCGGTAACGTGCAGAAGTTGGAATCCTTGACCAGAGCCTACGGCAAAATGAGTTCCTCTCAGAAGGTAACGCTGGAAGATATCAACATGATGATCGATGCCGGCTATAACCCCCTGCTGAATATTCAGGATGCCACAGGCGAGTCCATGGAGCAACTGTATGAGCGTATTTCCAAGGGCGAAGTGGCATTCACAGAAATTGAAGCTGCTATCGAGGCGGCTACTGGCGCAGGCGGTATGTACGAAAACGGTATGCAAAAAGCATCCCAGACCACACAGGGCCTTATTTCTACCCTGAAAGATAATGTCCAGGCGCTTGTTGCAAAAGTGTTTACTCCTGTCACAAATGGCCTGACAAAGCAGGTACTTCCTGCAGCTATTGATGCTATCCAGAAGCTCTCTGATGCCTACGAGCAACGTGGTATCGAGGGCATGATCGATGCGGCCGGAGAAATTGTCGGTACCGCAGTCGGTGAACTGGCAAAAAACGCTCCTAAGCTTATCACCAGCGGTGTTCAGCTGATCGAGAGCCTTGCAAAGGGTATCGAAGATAACGAGGATGCCATCACAGAAGGTGCGGCCCAGACGTTTTTTGCATTTGCAAACGGCGTGGTCCGTCTGATTCCTACCTTGCTCGGTGTGGCAGTTGGTCTGGTTACTGGATTCGGACGCTATATCATAGAGAATCCTGATGAGGTAATTCACGCGGCCGGAGAACTGATCGCTAATATCGCAATCGGCTTAGCGGAGTCCATCCCGGAACTGGCTGTTACTGCTCTTGGTGTAGTTACCTCCCTTGGAAGCTACTTGGTCGAGAATGGTGGTGAGATTCTCTCGGATGCCGCAGCAGTCGGTGCCAGGGTGCTTGAGGGCATCTGGAATGGTATCGTTGCAGGCTGGTCCAATCTTACTTCGAAAGTCAAGGCGAAGCTTCAGGTTTTCCTTGATGGCCTGATGAACATCTCAGTAGGCAACACCATCAGCGTAGATAACACCCTGGTTGGTGGCGGTTTTGCCGGTAACGGTGGCGCCCACTATGTCAACGGATCCCATGCAGGCGGTCTGGATTATGTTCCATTCGATGGCTACATTGCTGAGTTACACGAGGGCGAACGTGTTCTGACTGCAGAGGAAGCAAGAAGCGCCAAGTCCATGAGCGTGCAAATCATCATCAATGGTGTGGAGTACGATAACATGAGAGACCTGGCACACGCTGTTGCGGAAGAATTGGAATTCATAGCAGAAACGGAGGCGGCTTCTTTTGCATAACGAAACCTTTTATCTGGATGGGATAGATGCGCAAGAGGTCGGCATTCGCCTGCAAGAACCGATTAAGTTTACCGCTGCTATCCCCGATGTACAAAGCAACAATGTCCCAGGTCGGAATGGCACACTCTTGACCTACTCCGGAGCATACGGCAACCGAAAAGGAGATGTAAAATGCTTTGCACTGGATGAAGCTGTGATTTCCACTATAGATGATATCAATGATTTTCTGTTTTCGAAATTCGGCTACAGGCGTCTTGAGTGCAGCGATGATATCAATCACTTCTGGCTTGCTAAAGTGAACCACAGCGCACGAATCGAACAGAGGATGCGGACGCTTGCACCGTTTGAACTCACTTTTGACTGCAAGCCCCAGCGGTTCCTTATCTCCGGCGAAGCACCCTTCGAATACCTGGAGCCTTCTTTCATCGTCAATCCTACCCGGTTTGCGGCAAAGCCCCTTATCGTAGTCTATGGTACGGGGCCTGGCGTCCTCACTGTAGGTAAAACGGTCGTGGAGATTAAGGAGCTAGAAGATCAGGTCACGTTGGATTGTGAGGTTGAGAACGCCTATCGTCAGGTAGGAGAGGGTGCTCCAGAGAACAAAAATAAAACGGTATACGCCATTCCGTTCCCGGAACTGCTGCCCGGTGAGAATACGGTCACCTGGACCGGCGGTATCACCTCCGTCCGGATCACGCCAAGGTGGTGGACCCTATGAAGCCTATCCTTTATGACGAATTCGAACGGGCCTTTGACCACAACGGCATCGGTATCCTGTCGGATGCCATCGA